ACTGGGTTTTTGATTTACCGACTGAGTATATTTTCATCACCCCATCACAGATAAAGGACATCCTTTGTTTTTGGGACTACAAGCCTAGTGTGTTTGTGGGTGAGGGTGATGACACTGCTAAGAAAGCATTCTTAGTCCCAGTGGACTCAATGAAACAAAATGCAACCAAGGTAATAAAAAAATGAATATATGGAAACCAACTGGTGAAAAAAATTTAAGCTTTCCGCAATGGGTGGACAGGCTGGTTAAGGAGAATCAAAAATTATTAAGGAAACTAAAGGAGTATGAAGACAGAGAAAGAGCTGAGCGAGGAGATGGGTCTGGACAGGAAGCACCTGATAAGAATGAGAAAGGAGGGTCTTAAGGGATGGCATCGAAAGGGAAATACAGTGATGTATGACTCGGATGGAGAACACGCTGTACGGAATGTTGTACAAAAGGAATTATGTGTTAGTGAACTTTCCGAGCCGTTGCCAGATCCAGTAGAAAAAGAGATGGTTGTTACAAACATACCCTTCAATAGTCGAATGGTGATTTGTGGTGATGTGCGAGTCAAGGTTCACAGTAACCAAAATTTTAAAAGGGGCATGAAGCTCAGGGCAAGACCACCCTTGACCAATGATAGTAAACTGTGGGTTCTGGTGGGTAGGAGTCCAAGATGGAAAGGCAAATGGTAATGAGTAAGCAAAGCGAGGATATAGTCAGGCAGTGGGAAGAGCAAAAAGAGATGGAGAGGCATGGTGATGCGTTTACCAAGATCTTAAGTAAGCTAAGCAGAGAAATTAAGGGGTCTAAGGCTACTCCGAGAAAGAAACCAAAGAAAAAGAAATGATACAGTGGACTGATCACCCTTATTACCCGATTCCTAGCCGAAAGGAGGCTGAGATGATGGGAGCGGAAAAGCTAATGGAATTTCACGCAACTAGGGAGGAATCTATCTATGCTGAAAAAACTGACCCATTTCACAATGGTTATGAGCCCGATCACTGGAAAATGGCTGATGAGGAGTTTTCCAGAAATGATGAGCTTGTAATTTTGGGCGGAAATAGGAGTGGTAAGAGCGAATTTGCAAGTAAAAGGGTAGTAAAGTGCACTAATGATATTCCAGAGGCAAATGTTCTGTGTATGCATACCACTTCCGCAACCTCAATTGAGCAACAGCAGCAGTATGTCTACAAGTACTTGCCAGCTGAGTGGAAACAGGCAAAAAAGGGTAAGGTAACCAACATGACTTTTTCCAAAAAAGGAGGATTTACTGAGTCCTGTTGCGTTACCCCTAATGGCAGCCGAATATTTTTCAGGAATTACTCGCAAAACCTTGATACTGGGATACTTGAGGGATCTGAGTGGGACATGGTGTGGCTAGATGAGCTTTGTGGTGTTGACCACATAAGCGCGCTTCGTTTTCGGCTCGTAACGAGAGCAAATAGACCTGCTCCTAATTATCCCAATGGGTATCCATGGAGGGGCATGCTGATTACATTTACTCCTGTTGCTGGTTACACGCCAACAATAAGGGAATACTTGCAGGGTGCTAAGACTGAAAAGTGGGGTATGGCTGACCCAGAGCTTTTAGAGAACGAGCGTGTGCCAATAATACAGCAACCCCTGCGAGATAACGCAAAAGTCATTTATTTTCACTCAGTTTGGAACAAGTTCAATGATTACCGAGCATTAAAGCGTACACTGCAAAATGATCCGAGACCCAAAATTTTAACACGCGCATATGGACTGCCAACTAAGGTTTCAGGGTCTATGTTCCCAAAATTCTGCACGGATCACCTAGTAAATGATGAACAAATTCCTAAAGATGGCACTAATTACATGGTAGTTGACCCCTCTCATGGCAAAAACTGGGTTATGATTTGGGTACGAGTAGCTAAGGATGGAAAGTGCTATGTCTATAGGGAGTTTCCTGACCAAGTTAACCCAATTGAGGGTGTCGGAATGGCAGGGGAGTGGGCTGTGGCTGGTAAAAAGATTGATGGAGTAAAAGGGCATGCTCAAGAAAGCTGGGGGTGGTCGCTTGCTCGTTATAAAGAGGAAATACTGAGGCAGGAGGGTAACGAGAAGATATTTATGAGGATCATGGACTCAAGGTTTGGGTCTGCACCGACTCCAACCAAGTCAGGGATTACTACCCTGATAGATGAAATGGCTGATATGGATATGTTTTTTGAGCCCAGTGTAGGAGTAAGGATAGAGGAGGGGATTACCTTAGTAAACAGCCTGTTAGATTTTAACTCTGAGCAGCCAATAAGCTCAATGAATTGCCCAAAGCTTTATGTCCATGAGGATTGTAAAAATCTAAGGTTTGCCCTTAGCACTTGGACAAACTCTGATGGAAAACATGCTGCTACCAAAGACTTTTGTGATCTGGTTCGATACTTTGTGCTATCAGCCCCAGTTTTTTTAGACGAGGGGAGCGGTACAATATTTGAGGGTGGTGGGTACTAACCGAAAAAAGTTTACAAAAAAGGGTTTCCTGTAAGTTATTGTACTGCAGTAACTTAATTAAGTATTTTTAGGTTTGTTTTATCGAGGTGATAAAATTATACTTGCTTTATGTGTACACAAATATATGTTGTAGGTATGAATACAAAATTAATATATCAAACCGAGCAAAAGCCGACTCTTAAGGGAGCACAAAAAATCGTGGGAGGTTTAGTAGAGCTGATAGAGCTCAAGAATGGGGATCAGATGCTTGTAAACGAGGACGCTATAATGAAAGACCTGCCAGTTAATGAGGAAGCAACCATCATGGCATTAGATCAAAGCTATGCATTTACTTGGGATGGCATTCGTGGGGATGTTCTTATTTTACAGGGGAAAGCGAGATGGCAATAGGGAAAAAGGAGAAAGCGAAATGATAATAAGTAAAGAAAACGCACAAGCGCTTTGGCGCTGGAAGGGTTCTGAAGAATTTGCAGAAGCAAAGAAAAACATAAAGGACGCAAAGAAGCGACTTCAACGAATCAGTAATCGTGTAGCTAGTGGCAAGGGCTCAATGGAGATGCAACTGAGATCAATTAAGATTATATCACACGATTTATTGCAGGAAATAGATTACCTCAAAAGAGTGGGGTACATTAAATCTACAGCAGATCTTTAATTTAACACTTGCTTTTTGTAAACACATTAACCATGATACAAGCATGATTTTAGCAATAGCATACGCAGCACAAATTTTATTCATATTATACATCATTAGGGAGGAACTATGACCGATAAATTACAACAAATAGTGAGCACTTTAAAGTACTGTGCCAGTGAGGACACAGCTTATGGTAGCTACCAGCCAGAGAAGTTTGGCAAGCTTCACAACCATTGTGGTTGTGTAGCTTATGTGATACAGAAAATGTTTGGTGGTAATATCCGCACAGGCAAGGTGCAGGGTGTCAAACATTACTGGAACGAATTTAATGGAGTAGAGGTAGACTGTTCTGCATCACAGTTTGGTCAAGCTGACATAGTATTTTTTCCGTGCGAAAGTGGCAAAGATGCCCCAGTTCGCAAAACCATTAACCCAAGATTTCAGAAGTTCTGGAGTCGAGTACAAGAGACACTAATCGCAACCACATGAAAATAGTAAAAGCACATAAAAATAATTCCGCTCACTCCGAATCATTTGGAATATGGAGTGGCAAAACATTAGCAGAAATCCCAGTAGGCATCCATGATCACCAAGTAACAACTGGAGGTTTAAGTGACCAGCTTGAACATATCAAAGTAGGTAATGGATCATTCGATGCATTTCTCTGGTTTGACAATATTCAAGAGGCTGGCGAATTTGGTCAGAAACTAGTAGACATAGCAATGGAGGCAGCAAATCGTGAGCAAAAGTGATCAGTTCCAGCACCAAAGCTTAAAAATTAAGTTAATTCAGAGATTTTCAGAGGTTTGGGCTGTAGAGCCTACAGAAATCCTACTTAATGAGGTTTTTTCCTCAATTATCACCGACTGCATAGGTGGTAAAATTATTTATATAGACACAGAAAGCAAGGAGATGTATGGTATTGAACCATGCGAGATCAAAAACTTTGGGGGGGCAAGCGAGTGAACCAAACTGGTAGACCTAAATTGCCAGAGAAACTCAAAAGGGTTTATACGACGATGCGGATAAAACCAGAGACTAAGGAATATTTGCAATCACATGACCAAGGAATGGGAAAGTGCGTAGATGCACTTGTTGTAAGAGCCAAAGCTAAAAAAATATAGTTGACCGAAATCCCTACGAAAAGTCGAGTCTTAGGTTATGGCTCGATTGGGGATTGATAAAGCCTTGTTAAGGCGAGGTGAGGTGATAAAGGCACTCGGATTAAGTAGATCCGAGATGAAAAACATGGTGGACGCTAAACTAATAACTCCACACTACTTTCGCAAGGGTGCTCGTGCATTTTTCCTGCGATCCCAGATCGAGAAACTTTTAGATTCATGGGAAAGCGAAAATGAGGAATTACGACACCGACAAGAACAAACTTACTAAAGAGCCCGATGTAGCTGAGTTGCAAGCGGAGTTGTCTTCTATTTTAGAAGATGCCAGCCGTAATTTACGCAGAAGAGATGACTTTGATGATGTTCGTTTTTGCAGGTGGGCAGGGCAGTCTGACGATGGTCGAAAACATGAAGAATTTTTAGGCAGAAAACCAATACCTTGGGAGGGTGCTTCCGATACACATAATCGCTTAGCAGACAGAATAGTAAACGAGCATGTCCATATGTCTATGGAAGCCTTTTTTAGGGCAAACATGAATGTAACTGGGCTTGAGGTTAGTGACACAAAAAAAGCATCCTACTGGAGGGATTGTTTGAGTTACTTCATGGAGCAAAAAATGCTTCCAGAGTTGCGTAGAGAGGTAGAAATTTTAGCTCAGGAACTATATGCAGGTAGTCCAGCTATAGCCATCCTTGGGGTTTACTGGCAGCAGGAGACTATCATGCGGATGAAGCGGTTTAGTCTTCAGGACTTAATGATGATGGTACAGCAAATGGGTGGAGATGAGAGTGCGTTGCAAGAAGTTTCCGCTGTTATGGTAGACCCAGACATGGAGGAGCAAGCCTTGGCGATTATGCGAAATGTTTTCGTCGGTGTTAAGGATAAAGTACTAAAGAAGGGACTTAAGGAGTTTAGGGAAACAGGGCAGACTAAATTACCAGCCCCATCTGAGCACGAAAACCGCCCTAGATTTGTTGCTCATAGATTGTATGACGATATTTTTATAGATGCAAATTGCACGGAGCTTGATCGAGCGCGATGCGTAATGCGAAGGGAGTGGTTTACTGAAACCGAGCTTCGTGACAAAATAAATACTGAAGGCTTTAATGAGGATTTTGTTGAGGAAGTCATTGCGAAAACCGAAGCAGTTTCAGGAGTGCCACAGTATGATCAACGCAGTCCAATAAGAATTGGAGAGCTACTAGTCGGTCAGGGAGTTGAGGGAGATTATAATGATCTCTATGAGATCTTTTATGCATACAGAAAAGTTTACGATGAGGATACTAATGTGCCAGCTATTTACTGCACTGCTTTTTCATCACATGTCACCGACTCTTATGGGAAACATGAAATTTTAGATTATGGTCATAATCAAATGCCATTTGTTCTGTTTACTAGAGAGCGGTTAAGTAGGTCTATCTTTGATAGTCGTGGAATCCCAGAAATTGCTGCAACCAATCAGTACGAATCAAAACTTCATAGAGATTTACTGAATGACGCTGCAACCATTAGTGTGATTCCTCCCTTATTAGTCAACGCTCGCAGGGGTGGTTTAAATACTACTATTGCACCAGCATCACAGATGACAATTACTAGACCTGATGATATCGGTTGGCTGCAGCCACCCCCACTCTCGCAGGGTTCAATGGCAGCAGAAGATGTGGCAGTCAGTGAGGTTGAGAAATATTTTGGCAATCCAGAAAAACCAGAACAAAAACAACTCTACCAGCAGTGCATGGTAAATCGCTGGCTGGACTCATGGAAGGAAGCACTATCGCAAGCTTTATGTCTATGTCAGCAATACTTAGCACCTGAGTTTGTTGCAAGGCTGACTGGTGGGTCAATTGAAGATATTGCAGTCCAGCAAGATGATATTGCTGGGCGGTATGACCTGAGTTTGCGGTTTAATGTTGATACCCTGAACCCTGAGTTTATGGAGCACAAAATAGATGCTGTTATGAAGTTAACACAGTTTGATGTTACTGGTGCACTTGACAGAAATAAACTGCTTGAAATCATAGCTGAATCAATTGATCCCATGTTAGCAAAGCAGGTTGTGATGGATAAAGCTACAGCAGCACAAAAAGAAATCGAAGATGAGCAAAATGCATGGATTAAAATTATTAATGAAATTGAGCCAATACCTAAAGAAGGAGTTAATTTTCAACTTCGTCAACAAACTGCTCAGCAAATCGTTCAGTCTTCGCAAGAGCTACAAAAGAAGATGCAAGAAAAACCACTTGTTAAGCAATTGTCGGAAAATCGGATGCAGTATTTGCAATTCGGCATTCAGCAAATGGAAAACGCACAAATTGGAAGAGTGGGAGTTAAATCAGTAACAGGAGGCTACTAATGTTTAGCTTATTTAAGAAAAAATCAAAATTAGTAAAATACCCGAAACCAATGACTTCAAGTGAAGTTGCTCAGGCTTTTGGTGATGTGGGTGATGGGGCTAAGCTTTGGCAAGCCTTAGACACTATAATAGATGCATCCCTGCTAGATGCTGTAAACGATGTGTCTGACCCTGCATGTGATACACAGAAAATGTCGCATGCAGCTGGCAAAATAGATGCGTTAGCTACTTTAAAAACACAAATAGAGGAATTTAAAAAATGGAAGAATGGGAAGATATCCTTCAGTCAGAGCTAGGTGAGAAATGCAATGATTATTTGATGAAGGGTTTAACTGTTCGTCAAATTATTGGTGTATTGGAAACACTTAAGGCAGAGCTTTTACCTTCAATAGTTATATTCGACGAAGAATGAAATCTTTTGTGTTCGCCAGCGATTTGCATGGTGACAAACAGGACTATGATGCAGTCGCTCACTTGCATAAATTTGTGGATGAGTTTAAGCCAGATGTCCGTATATTTGGTGGAGACTTATTTGATTTTTCCCCACTTATGAGATCCGCTGATGCAGCCGAGCGAAATGCAAGTATGGAGGCAGATGTGGAGGCTGGAATGGAATTTTTAAAAGAGTTCAAGCCCCATCATTTTTTATTAGGAAATCATGATGATCGTTTATGGCAAACAGCCGAAAAGCATAGCTTAGGAATTATAAGGGATACAGCTAAAATGGGCATAAGGGACATTGAGAGCACATGCAGGTCTATTAAGTGCAAAATGTATCCGTATGATGTTGATAAGGGAATATTAAGGCTGGGTAAGATTAAGTTTTGTCACGGATATTTTCATGGTATTACAGCCACAAAAAGGCATGCGGAAACTTTTTCAGACCAAGGTGGATTAGTTGTTCATGGGCATATTCATTCAATACAGTTTCATTCAATTCCTAAACAAGGAGGTGGTGCTGGAATAAGTGCAGGGTGTTTGGCAGAAACTGCGATGGACTGGAATCGTGCAAAAGTTAATAGATTAGCACATGAAGCTGGTTGGGTTTATGGATATTACTCAAGTAAGGGCTGGGCAGCGTACCCAGCAAAGAGGATGGGAAGCGAGTGGTGCTGGAGATGAATTGGGCAGCAAAGCTTGAAAATTTGCATGACGATAGTGCAAATAAACCAACAGGGGAGGGTTGGTTTACAGTTGCTGATTTTAAAGAAGAAACTGGCTTTGGACTCGGCAAATGCTACAAGCTAATTAACCAATCTATCACTAAGGGTAAAATAGAAATGCACTCTGGGTCAGAGTATTCGGAGAGCCAAAAACAATTGGTTCGCAGGAACTGGTATCGCTTTATTCAGCCCAACTAGGGTAAGCGTGTTGACAGATTGTTAAGCAACAAAAAGTTTTAACTTAACATTCGTCCGTGACGATCTTCACGAGATTACAATTCCAACGCCAGTGAATTTAAAAAAACTATGGTAGACACAATACATGAGGTCGCACCTCAAGAAACAGCAGAAACAGAAACAGAAAGCTTAATTGATCTTGGAGAGATTATAGAATCGTCAGGATTGAGTGAGCAGTTCATTGACAATGCAGAATCAGAAACCGAAGAGGTTGCTGAAGAAGAGCAAGAAGCGGTTGAGGAAACTGATGAAACCTTAGAGGTTTCTGAGTATTCAGAAATTGAAGAGGAGAAACCAGAGGACTCTGATGGGGTAAAGAAAAGAATTGGCAAACTGGTTGAGGCGAAAAACGCTGCTCTGGCAGAAGTTGAAGTACTTAAGGCTGAACTTAACAATGTTACTAAATCAAAAGAGTCTCCAAAAGTTGTGGGAGATGACAGTTTAGAAAAGTTTAGTGATATCGAGAACATGAAACAGCTCGAAGATAGAGAAGCAAGTGCTGAACACTTAAGAGAGTGGCTCTTAGAAAACCCAGATGGTGGTGACTATACTGACTTAGCAGGGCAAGATCATGAAGTCGAGTATGAGCAAGCTAGGAAACTTATGGTCGAAACTGATAGGGATCTTAGGAAAAACATTCCGAAAGTCGCTAGTGTCTTAATAGAAAAGCAAAAGCAAAATCAAATTGCTTTGCAAACATTTAAGTGGATGGCAGACCAAAGTAGCACTGAAACCCAAGAGGTTGAAAAAATTCTACAAAACAATCCTAATTTAGCTAAATTTGTTAAAACAGACCCACATGGCTTAACAACAATAGGTTACGCTGTTGAAGGGTTCAAGGCAGTGAGGGCAAACTTAGCAAAACAGCAAGCAGGTAAACAACCAACCGCACCAATTGTTCCAACAGCTCCGTCTAGATCAAAGCGGAATGTAGTGAAATCAAAGGGAAAAGCAAAAGATGCACTTCTTAAAAAAGCAGCTTCGGGTGACATTGATGATGCAGCGTCGTACATAGAATCATTACTTTAACAGGAGGAATATATCATGGCTGGAATAGTCGAAAGATCACAAAATTTAAAACGAGAAGACTTGTCTTCACTGCTCACTATTATAGATAAAAAGAGCACCCCTTTTCTATCAGAAGTTAAAAAAGGAAGTGCTCCACGAAACTCACTTTTAGAGTGGGGTGTTGACAAGCATAAAGCAAACCTTGTGCAAGAGGCTACTTACACGAGTGGCGTATCTAATAAGATCCCAGTAGATGGCGAGGATACCACAAGTGCAGACTTCGAAAACTACGATGATCGAGCAAAGTGCCAAGTTTATGTGCAGTATGCTCGTAGATTCCCAAAGGTATCGCGTTTGGCTGACATGACCTCAGATATCGCTGGAGTCGGGTTTAAGAAAGAAATGAGCAACTCGATTGCAAAAGCATTGGTTACACATAAAAGAGATATAGAGAGTACCTTATGCTCGTCTCAAGAAACTAATCAGGAAACAGGTTCTGAGCCTTATCAGACTCGTGGACTAGGAAAATGGATTCAAAGCACTGCACAAAGCACCTTGCCAGTTCCATCTTCGTTTTTAACTCCATCAGGGTCTATTAAGTCTGCTTCTGCGTCCACTGCAACTGAAGAAGACATAAGAGATATTTTGCAAAGTATTTACGAGCAAACTGGCGAGTCTGACAAAACATTCTTTGGTTTGTGCGGTACTTCAATGAAGAAAACTATCTCAGAGTTTACTCTGTTTAGCCCTCGCACAAATAACCTAGTAGTCTCAAATCGTGATACGGATGATGGAAGACTTTCCGCAGCTGTTGATATTATTGAAACTGATTTTGGAACTGTGGCGCTTAATTTAAGTAGTTTTCTTGAGCAACAAGCACGGGATGGTTCAGGCAACTATGACGCTACTGTTGGACAGAAGACCTTGTTTGTTTTAAATAAACCACAGCTTGAAGTTTCATTTGCAGAAAATACAAATGTTCGTGAACTACCAGATCTTGGTGGTGGTGCTAGGTCTTTAATTGAGTCTGTTTTTGCACTAAAGTCGTACAGTGGTGGTTTAGATCACGGCAAGTATACACTTACTTAATATTTATTAAGTTTCTGAATTTTTAGCAGTGGCTAATGTCAATGAGATTGTAGTTGATGGGGTTAACTACACTAAAGAGGTTAGAGAAATTTTAGCCGATAAATATGATTTGGCGTTAGCCATTGCTGAAGATGAACAAGTGAAGCTCATGCAAGCCGAGCAAAGGCTTACAGGGGGTGAAAGAAAAAATTTAGATTTTGGGTATCTTAGATTTAAGCTCTGCCCAGAAATCTATAATTTTTGGAAACAAAAAATTCATGATGATATTTGGTCAGATAATAGTTTTAAAAAGTGGATGGAGAATAGGTTTGGACGCTTGATAAAAATTAATTCTGTATCAAATAAAATTATTGTACCGCAATGAGAGGAGTACCTTATGCAACTCTGGAGCGTGGGGTTGCTGCAACAGCTGGAATTGATCCAGACAGCATACTTACTCATGAAAAGGTTTTATTAGCTGAATTTATTTCGGATGCCTTGAAGTTTTGCTGGGATTATTACCCGTGGGCAGAATTTACAAAAACAGAAGTTAGGTACTTTCGAGACGAATATGACTCGGCAAAAACTTATGCCTCTGGTAGTGAAGTTTATTACGAAGGCAAATACTTTAGGAGTTACGCTGAAACTACAGGGAACTTACCAACAGACCTAAGTTTTTGGTTTGAGGTTGGTGATATTGATCAAGCCCCAGAATGGAAAGAGTCTGGGTGCTATTATATTGGAGCAAAAGTTATCTACAAAGGAAAACTTTTTTTATGTATAGCGGAAGAGGATGACCCTATAGCAAATTACGACAACCAGCCGTGTTGTTTTTTATTAAACGGAGTTAATCCTGATAGTGACAACTTTCTGGAGATTGAGCAAAAATTTGACAGGTTTATAGGTTACCAACAAACCAATAAAGATACAATTGGCACATGCCTTTTAGTAACACTTGAAGATCCACGCTACAACAGCACAACTCCATTGGACTGGAGAGAAGGAAGAGAAGGTATTTATATAGAGCCACAGAATAAGACTTTTAATGAGGTTTGGATTAAGTACAGATTAGAAGCACCAACTTTTACAAAAAATAGTGCTGATGAATTAGTTCCCTCATTTTTAATACAAGCAGTAAAAGCTTATGCTTATAAAGCTTGGTTAATTGCAGATGGACAGCACGAAAAAGCACAACTGCAAGATATTTATGGTCTTGATCTATTAGTTCGTGAATTAGACAAACTAGATAGTCAGCAGGATAGGGCACTACCTTACACTGTAACCAAAAACCCTTACAGAAGAATAAACGCTAAACAAGGGCATGTCGTTCCACCTGTAACCTCAAAGATTAGGCAAATATATAGTTTTGGTGCTGACTCTAATTTTAGACTTACTTCTAAAGCTCAGGCACTAAACGCTGTAAAAAGGAGACTCTCTCTGTGTAATTTTAACTTAACCACAAAAGGCAGAGGTAAGAATGCTGTAAAGGTTGGGAAGGTAAGCACTAACTTAGTGTTTGGGTCTAGATGCCAAGGGGTAAACGGAGTTACGAAACGCAATGCTAGTGCTCATGTAAAATTAACAACTGGGTTAAGTTATCGCAGCATTGATATAGGATTAGTTCGTGGTCTAAAGCCTATTGTTAAAAGGCGAGATGTCAGTGATATTGGATTGGAAATAAGTGCAAATATTATTGGTAAATTAAAAACGCTGGGGCGTGTATTGATAAACCTAGAAGTACTAAGCCAAGCACAAGCAACTAACTTAGTCAAAAAAGCTTACGCTTCAGCCAATATAAATATTTCAACAAACTCAAATGCTTTAAATATTGTAAGGCAATCAAGTACATCATCAGAGTTAAGTTTAACTTCAAACTGTACGGGTTATAACTTTGTCAAAAAGAGAACTTCTGTAATTAGTACAGCACTGGCAGCCAGTGTAATCGGAAAGCGTGAGAAAACAGGTTCTGCGGTTGCAGCACTTAGCTTGTCTTGTGATGTGGATAATCGTCTTAAAGTTACATATACAACCGACATATCAGATGGTTTTGACCTAACAGCCCCAAGTGCAATAGACTCAGGTTGGTCAAATAACAATGGATCATTTTACAGGTCAAAGGCTGGAGGTTGGGCAAAGCTAAATCAAGCATATTTACCAAAAGATGAGCCTGTTGTAATAGAGTTTGATAATCGAGTTTACCCATGGGAAAACTTTGACCAAACTACTACATGGAGTAGCAATCAATGGAGTAGCTCGCTGCCTCAGTACATGAAGTACTACCAAGGGCAACCATATGAAAATAAATACTTCACAATTTATTTTGTAGCGGTAAGCAGATATTTTAATTCATTAGCAGATCAAACTGGAGCAAGCACAAATTTTAATGTTGATGTGAATGCATCTCATGACGGCAGCGATTGGACAACAGCAGAGACTGTAGAGAATAATTTTACTAATGTAGCAACAACAACAATGCAGCGGAAGGTTGGTAATGGTTATTCTTATAACTACAATTCTTCTGGCACAACAAACTCCAGCAAAGCACAGTTTAATGGTGGTGCTGGTTTAAATAGTGCCTTCAGAGCATTTGCTGAGGCTAATGGCATCGAGTACTCAACTACAGTATCATCGACAGGGTTACCTTACGAAGCTGAGGCTATGGACTCTTTTAATTCAAGTTTTTACAATAAAACCTTTCCGCTGGGTGGTTTAAATGACCAGAACTTTAGCACTTTCCCAGTTTCATATGACTCAAGTATTTACAATGTACCAAGTAACTCAGTCGGGTTGGATTATGGCGATCAATTAGATCCTAGAACAACAATCAATAATCATAGGGTGGGTGTAAACATTTTAAAAGTACGAATGAGATCAGATGGAAAGACTAGGCTCTCTTTTGAATCAAATATATCCTTTGACTTATACTTGGGTTTACCGAGTGAATTGCTTTCAGGTTTTCACTTGTTTCCATCCTTAGCACAAGGAAAATCAAACAACGAAACAACAGGACTTTCTAGAGATGTTGATGAAATAACCAGCATGTACTACGGGAACTTCAAGAAGAGTCCAACCTTAACATATTTAGTAAACCAAGGAAGCGTTAAGACTGCGTCAGTATCTATTTCAATGAAACTAGATATTACAATAGTTGATTTAACCCTTTCAACAGCTTTTAATAATTTGGATACTTGGTCAGGTCGTACAGCAAACAATCCAATATATGAGTCTACTGACTTGATTTCTACATTTGGAGACGAGAAGGGTAAATTTTTCGAAATTAAGCACCCATCTCAAAATTACTT